GCAAAGGCCTCGGAGGATTATTTAGCGGAGGCGGAGGTGGTATGGGCAATCTAGGAGCAGCAGGAATAGCGGCTCTATTAGGTAAAACAGTTTATGACGCAGCCAAAGATAGACAAGGTGGATTAGCAGCAACTCCAGCAGTAACAATGGATGCTCTTGGAAGATATCAATTAGCCAATGCTTTAGGAACTGGAGGAACTAGACAAGAATTTGGTTTAGGCAATGCTCCATCATCTTTAAACTTTGCTTATGGCGGAGAAGCAAGACAATACTTTAATCAAGGCGGTTTAGCTGCAATTGCTGAACAAGACATGCGTGAGGGTGGAGAATCAGAAGGTCCTGGAACTGGAACTTCAGATGACATACCAGCAATGCTAAGTGATGGCGAGTTTGTAATGACTGCAGCCGCAACAAAAGGCGCAGGTGCTTTTAAATTAAATAAAACAAAATCAGGAATAGAACTTATCTCAGGTGGTAAAGCATCTCGTAAAAAAGGCGTAGAAAATATGCGTGAACTGATGAATATCTTTGAGGCAATATAATGGCTGTTCAAAACTATAATGCTACTAATCAAGTAGCACCAATAATTACTGGCTTTGGGAGAACTGATAATCAGAGTGACCCGCGCGTAAGAGAACTTTACTTTGGCGGTCCAGATAGCCCTGGAATGATTAACCAAGCTTATAACGCTGCTCAAAAAGGATATTTAGAAAATCCTTTTCAGGCTAAAGGCGTAGCAGGTTTTTCACCTTTTGCTAATCAAGCTATGGGTTCTGCTTACTCTGGTATAGGTGGTTACAAACCATATTTAGACTTTCAAAAAAATGCTTTATTACAAGGCATGGGAACTATTGGAGAACAAAGAGGTTTAACTAATCAAGCTAGAGAAGGTTACATGAGAGCTGGTGAGATGGAACAACCATATCTTTCTCAAGCAGAAAATCAATACGGTGCTGGTTTTAGAGATTTACAATCAAGCTTTGGCCAACAAGGGCCATCTGCTAGAGATTTTCAAAGAGCTTCGTTAAGAGGCTTTGACCCGCGTTCTACAGCTGCTTATAACAATCCTTTTGAGAACCAAGTAGTACAACAAACAATTGACGACGTATTTAAACAAGGCGAGATATCTGATATTGGCCAAAGAGCTAGAGACATTCAATCAGGCGGACAATCCGCTTTTGGTTCTAGAGCAAAACTTGGAGCTGAAGAAAGAAGAGCTGCTTTAGGTAGAGGCTTAGGTGAAGCTTTATCTGGCATACGTCAAGGTGGATTTGAAAAGGCTCAAGGTAGAGCTATTGATGAATCAAGATTTGGCAGAGGTGCTTTAGAAAGAGCTGGAGGCTTTGAAGCTGGATTAGGTAGAGATATGTCAGGTGCTAGACAGGGATATGCTGCAAATATGATGGGTCTTGGAGCTAGAAGAGGAGATATTGCTAGAAGAGGCGCAGGAGACTTAAGAAGTATTGCTGGAGATATAGGCGGATACGGAAGAGATTACGCATCTTATGGCAGAGACATGGGTAGTTTAGGCGGACAATATCAACAAATGGGCAGAGATGAAAGGTCTGAATTAATGGGCTATGACAGAGACGCTAGAGACATGAATCAAAGACGTATTGATGCTCAGTATGGTGCAGATGAAAGAAATAGATTTGCTCCAATGAAAGCTCTTCAATATGTACAAGGATATGCTCCACAATATCAAGGTGGTGGTTCAAACGTTACAACAAATTATGGAATGCCTAGAGACCCAATGGCCGATGGTTTAGGTGCATTCTTTAATGCTTACACTAACTATGCAAATGCTGGACAAGGGCAAGGAAATCAAACATAGTGAATACACTTAATAGAAGAATGTTTGCAGATGGAGATGTTGCTGTAGGTCAGCCACAACAACCTCAACCTAAAATAAACATACCAGAGCTTATAGGTTACTACGTATCTCAAGGATATAACTCTGCAGAGATCAATGAAATGCTGCCTGATGTTCCTTTTGGAGATATAGAAGCAATGGTTTCTCAATTAGGTGGAAGTGTTAATCCTGGAGTAGCTAGTCCTAACGCAAATGAATTTACTGGAGACATTAATCCATTCGTGCAAATACCAGAAACTACAGTTACATCAAATCAAGCTGGGATGACAACAATGAATCCAAGCAACCCTGTAGGTGCAACACCTCCAGAGCTTCCAAGTTTAAATGATATAAGTATAGTTCCAGAAGAAATTAGAAATTATATTGAAAAAGCATCTAAAGTATTAGATGAAGAAAATTTAATTCAAGGATTAAAAATAAGCTTTGGTTTAAATGACGAAGAAGCAAGACGTATTCTTGGAATGGTTCCAAATTTAAATATCAATACAGATATAATTAATCCAGTTGAGCCTTCCTTGCAACAACAAATATCTGATTCAGTAGACAATAATTTTTACCCAACTGGAGCAAATCCTTATCCTACTGAAGGTTCTTTAAACCCTGAAGGACTACCATATCCTATTGGAATTGATGCAGATGCCACCGAATATAATAGCCTAACAGACAACGATACTTTATTTGATATTGATGGTCTTCCAAATGTAACAGGCATTGGAGCTTCTCCTGATCTAAAAGGCAATCAATACAAGGATAGGGATGGTGTTGTTCATGAAATATCTTCAGAATTACTAAAAGAATTATTAAGTGGAGAAAGTTCAAGAATTATAAAAGGAATTTTATCTAATCCGAATGTTAGTTATGGTATAGAAATAGCAAAAATTATTGAAGCAGAAGCTCTTGGAAGGTCCTCAACATTAGTTGACCCAAGTAAAATAAGAGTTGGAGCGCAAGACATAATATTAAATCCAGAAGCTATGTTTGATGAAACTTTAAAATTTAATGTTGATTTTGCAAAAGAAGGAGCAGAAGGAATATTTAATACTCTTAAAGGGGTACGTGGCTCAAGAATGGTTGGTATATTTAGAGGCAGAGAAGCTGCTAAAAAAGCAAAAGCAGAAGGCAGAGATGAATACAAAGATTATTTTGATACTGCATTAAACGGCTCAGGAACAATATCAGAAAATATAGAAGAAATTAGTCAATACGGAAATACTGGAGGAGAAACTGCTAAAACTTTAGACAGCATTATACTTGAAGCAAGCTTATCAGGTGCTGGTGGAATAGACACTAACCAAGAAGATTTAAAAGATTTAGAAAAAAACAAGGGCGATAAAGGTAAAGCAAATCCAAAAGATGCAGGAGATGGTACAGAAGCAGTAGCTGGTACAAAAGCAGAAGATGGTAAAGGAGCCGAGACAGGAACATCTGCAAACCCAGCAGGTACTGCAGGCATACCTGGAGTTGTTGAGGATGACAAAGATGAGAAAAAACCTAGCGATGATTTTGAAGAAGAAGAAAGAAGCATAGTAGATATGATCGGAACAGCATTTAATAGTGATGCCAATCTAAGAATGATGAGAAATGTTGGTAAGGCTTTGACTCAATATGGGAATCTTGCAGAAGGTATTGGTGTAGGTTCTGCGGCAGCATCTGAAGAAAGAGCATTAAAAGATTTAGAAGACGAAGCAGCTGAAAGAGAATTGTTGTTGAAAGGCTTTGAGGGACAAACTATTGATTATAAAGAAGCAAAAGAAATGAAAGATAACAATAAAGAATTGGCAGCAAATATACGATCTTTCCAAAAAAATCAGAAAAATGTTACTGAAATAGATAAAGTATTAGATATAATAGATCAAACTCAAGGTAGAGCTTTTGGAGTAGTTGGAGCTATAGCAAAATTAACTACAGCCGCTGCTATAGCGGCGGGCAAAAAAGTTAAAGACTGGGATAGCTTAGACGCAAGAACAAAAATAGATGCAATAACAAAAGTATTACAACAGTCTAATATTCAAGAAATATTAGGTGAATCTGGAAGAACAATATCTAATTTAGACAGAGAAGTTATTAAAGATGTATTTGGTAGTATGACTATTTTTACATCAGAAGCAGAAATAGTTAAAAAATTAGAGGATTCAAGGGCAAAAACCTTAACAGCGTCAAACCAAACAAGAGGTGAAATAGCTGCAGGTAAAGACTATTTTGATATAACTGGAAGAGAATCAATAGTTATAAGCAAGAACAAAGATTTAATAGATTTAATACTTAAGTTTGACCCAGATGATTTTATGTCTAAAAGTGGACGAAAAGTAGTAGACGTAGATTACAGAAAAGAATTTAACAGATAAAAATGCAAATATATAATTTTAAATTAACAGATGACTTAACTGTTCCAATTACAGCTAACTCTCAAGAGGAAGCGGAAAGAATACTTAAATCAGAGATGGTAAAAAAAGAAGCATCTCCTCTTTTTGATAAACTTTATTTTGATTATGAAACTGGCATAAACGTTCCTTCATTAAGAGCAAGGCTAGGAAGGCAGGAAAAAACATCTGAAAAAGAAAGGGTATTAACAGCTGCAGTAACTAAGCAAGGTTATACAAGAACAACCAAAAATGAATTTGCAATTACCCCAGAAGGCCAAAAAATATTAATAGATAAGGGATTGATGGACGAAGATAAATATAACGATATTAAAAATATTGTTATAGATGAAGAAAAGTTTGGTTCTGCAGGAGATTGGGCTGATTTTTCTGGAGCTGTTGGACCTATCGCTGGTTCAATTCTTGCTTTAAATCCTTATTTTAGAGTCGCCAAAGGTCTTCAACTTTTATTCAAAAGCCCAATGCTAAGTAGAGTTATTGGTACTGGACTGGGTGGAGCAACTGGTAAAGGCGCAGAAGAAGCTTTAGATGCCGCACAAGGATTTAGAGATAAAGATGCAAACGAAACTGCAGAATTACTAAGAACTGAATTTGCAATTGGAGCTGTGGGACAAGGTATAGGAGAGTTTGGAAGCAAAGCTTTTGGAGCTTTTTTTGGAAGAAAAGCTGGGGTGGAAAGAACAAGAGATTTCTGGGTTGTTGCAAATAATTTTAGTATGGATGATGTCATTAAATTAGACGGAAGACTTGGAAGAATAGCTACTGAAGCAGATATAAAAGCTGCATCTAAAAGAGGAGAGGTTGTTAGATATGACGGTCTTGGAGGGGTTGCAAGTCAAAAGGCTTTAGAAAGGGCCATTCCTGCAAGAATGCAGGCGGCTGGTGAAACTATATTTGGAAAAGTAAAAAGAGAACAAGGTTTAATTGATTATAATTTAAATGCCTTAGCTCAGTTAAAAAATAAAATAGCTAAGAGAAAAGCTGAGATTTCAGAGCAAAGTAAACTTTATAAAAATGAAAATGATCTTCCAGATTCTAAAGTAATAGCAGAGTTAAAAACAAGAAGAGGTAATTTAGAAACACAAGAAAAAGAAATAAGCCAAGCTTTGAATAATTTAATAGAAGACATGTCTTTGCAAACTGGAGGATTTAGTAGCTCCGCATTACAAGGACAAAAAGAATTAGGTGAGAACATTCAAAACACCATTGCTCAATCTTATAAAGATATACAAACAGGTCATAGAGATAATTATGAAAAAATATTTTCAAGAATAAAAAAATTAAATCCCCAATTTGAAATAAATGTTTCTCCTATGCTAAGGGAAATAAATTCAGCATTTGATATGAATAAATTATTGGCTGCTAGAGGTGACGATGCTAACTTTAAATTAATTTTAGAATTAAAAAAAGTATTAGAAAAACAAAATGGAATTGTGTCAATGCAAGACCTAATAAGTTTTAGAAGTGATTTAAAAGGTGCAGGACTAATTAAAGTTACTCTGAATGGCGGTAAGCAAGGTGAGTTAATAGAGAGAATGATAGAGTTAATAGATGAAACAATGACAGATTTACCTAATCAAGTTATAGCAAAGTCTGGAGCTAAAGTAACGCAGACACAAAGGGATGCTTTATCAAAAGTGGTAAAAGACCTTAGAAATGAAAATGCCGCTTACTTTAATAGCCATAAACCTTTTGATAGCGCTGTTGTACAAAACATTAAGAATTCTAGTATGGACCCAGGTGATGTTTATGAAGCAGTATTTAAAATACATAAAACTGGAGATATGAAGGATTTTATAAATGCTGTACCAGAAGCTGAAAGAGGAGTATTTACAAAAACAATTTTACGTCGTTATATAAAAGATACAGCAGAAGGTTCTGTAGATGACGCTATGACTGGAATAATAAACCCATCTAAATTTGCAGGTAAGGTTTTAAAAAATAAAAAATTATTAGAACCTTTATTAGGAAGACAAGCTGGAGCATTTTTTCAAACAATGGATGATTTTGTAAAATTAAAACCAACCCTTGATGTAAAGGATTTAAAAACTTTAGCAGATGAGATGACTGGCAGATTAGGACAAATGGAATCAACCATTGGAGTTTCTGAACCTTTTGAAAATTTTGTAAAAAATCTTAATGCGAAAATAAAAAACAGTTCAGAATTTGCTGATCTAAACAAAAGCACAATTTTTAAAAATATAGAAAGGTCTAATCCAGAGGATGTAGTTAAAGCAATCTTTAGACCTAAATCTTCAGAAGATATATTAAGAGTAAAAGCATTATTAAGTGATGACGCATTTGTTGAGATACAAGAACAAGCATTAGAGCAGATAATAAAAGATTCAGTACAAACAGGAAACACAAACTTAACAGATATATTTAAACCTGGAAATTTAAACAGAGCCTTACAAATGTATGGCAATGAAACTCTTGAGGCTATGTTTGGTAAAGAAGTCACTAGAGGATTAAATAGTTTTACTAGAACTTTAAGAACTACAGTAGGTAGTGAGGGAGGTTCTGGGGCTGGTACTATGGTTGCTGCTACTTTAGCTTTAAATATATTCAATGTTGCTTTGCTTCCAGTTGCTGCTTCATTAGGTCTATACAAGGCAATATTTGGAAATGCAAGAATTGTAGGTATGTTAGCGAAAACAGATAAAAGTTCAATAGTAGAAGTTACACGTTTTGTTGAAAAAACTTTAAGACTTATGGGTACCAGAGAATTTGAATCAGGTGTATCACAAGTAGGAGACGTGGCCTCTAGCCAACTTCAAGAAATGTTAGAATCAGAAGAAGGGGTTGAGGTAGGAAATATTCTAGAAGATTCTTTTCAAGGATTAAATGAAGCTAAACAACAAATCAATACAGAACTTAATTTACCAGATTTTCTTCCTGTAAATTTAGGCGCTCAAAATAATCAAGCGCCTATTAGCAGAAGTTTGTTAGGTGGAAATCCAGCTAACGAAGATATAACTCAAAGCCTAGGCAGGATGATTTAGTCCTCAAAGAACTCTGGGTCGATTGCGACAATACGTTTAGTTGGTCTACCTGTAGTTTTTAACTTAACATCTTTCTCTTGGATTTCTCCAGAGTTCTTAAGTCTCTCTATGATCTCTTTAACCTCGTATGACTTCATACTTCTAAATATTTCACGTCTATCTATATCACGCTTACTAATACCTATATCACCTTGAGACCTAATAAAGCTTAGTACCTGTTTGATCTTGCCTTCTGTCTCAGAACCAGCAACCTTATCTTCACAGTTATCTACAAGTAATTGGTCGTAGTAATACACATAATCAATAGCCCACTTAGTTATATCGCCTCTAATAATAGTAGTCTTAGGGTCGTCAGCTAAAGCACAGATCAAAGCCAGTCTCATAGACTTCTCTCTAGTTCTAGACAGTAGCACCTCTAAGCCATCCTTCTCTAATATGTCTTGTTCTTCTATTAGTTTGTAAGCAAGTGTAGTTAGTAACTCTTTACTTTCATTATCAAAAGTAAGTACGCGCTGTTTAAAGTCCATCTCTGAATTGTTCTTAGCAAGCTCTTCCATTTCATTGTTAGTCTCTCTCATCTTTCTAACCCACTCACATACATTATGAGGTGGCTCAATAAACGGAACCATCTTACCAACAACTCTTGGGAGCTTAGACTCAACAACTAAAAACCTATTTAAAAAGCCGTCTACAATTCTTCCTGTAGATAAAGCGCCGTAAAAGTTCTTTGGCACACTCATACCCATTAGTGTTATTGATGGCTTAATGGTTGATCTATCCATAGCTTCTTGCTGTTGTTTGCTAGACATATTCATAAGCGAATAGTTATCTGGTCTGATAGTGCCATGACAACGACCCCATGCTTCCATGAGAACCTGCAGGGCGTCTTCTTTATTAGAGTTAGATGACTTAGCTATACTCTCTAATCTTTTACCAAACTCATCCATTACAGTGATATGAGTTGGTTTATGACGTAGCAAACTATAGACAGCACCACTTGATGTATAACCATCTCCAGCTAGAAGATCGACATGGCCAGAAGCATCTAAGATAGATTCAATGACAGTCTTGGTATTCTCTTTACCCTGTCCAGATTTAGCGATACACATAAAATATAAAGATGAAAAGTTATTCATATCTGATTTATACATACGACCTGCAACAACAGAACCTAGTCCTAAAGCTGATTGCAAGCTAAGTGCTGGCTGAGGTATCTGAGCTATCTTCTCTGAGTATTCGTAGATATCTTTAAGAATACCTGGAGGAGAATATAGATTAGCTGGTTGCTTTATAACTCTATTCTTAGAAGTATAGGCTGGGGCAGCTTGGTTCTTACGCTCATGCGTCTTCATGATAGAGTTAACTGTTGTAGCTATCTCTGAGTCAGATAAAGGTGGTTTGTTACTTCTATTCCAAGACTGTAAAAAGAACTGCGCAAAGTCTACGTTTAATCCTTTGGCAATCAAATAGCCTGCTAACCTAGCTGCGGTGTCGTTACGACTTCCCTCTGCTGCTGCTTCAAGAGATAGAGGTGTTGATATAGGTTGGCCATTTATCTTGTCTGCGCCTGTTACCTTAATCCAATCTGCACGGGTAAAATCTGGTAGATCACCTGTATCGTGTAGCTTCCAATCTGGTATTGTCTGAGGTTCATAAATGACGCCAGTAGCATGAATATTGTAGGGTGCAATAATCAAACCACCGACGCCCCTTATATCAATAAGCTTGTCTGGGTCATAATCTGCGACCCTTCGAGCGACATAAGTTGTAAAATTTTCTGGATTGTTATAGTAATAGTGCATACCTTTACCAGTAGCTACCTTTAGAGGGGTAACAGGTAAATTATTAGCAGCCCATATAACTGCCTCTGGGGTATCTGCATCTATAACAAGGAACTTACCAGTTACCAAGGCTACGACTAAATCGTCACGACCTTTAAACCATCTTGTTATTTCTTCTGTTGTTGGTTGTTCGTTCTTAAATCTCTGCCAACTACCAAGTTCTCTAGGCGGAACTTTGTTGTGACGAAGGAGTGGAACTACACTAAAGCCTGATTCTGCATAGGCAAGCGCTAAATCCAACGCAGAGTCTTCTGCTGTTGCTTTGACGTTGAACACTTCTGTTATTCTTCAAATGTAGTTTCAAGTGGTCCATAGATAGATTCAAAGTCTAGCTTGCCATCTGCTGCTTTGATAATCTTCTTAGCCTGTCTTATGGACGGCTGACGTGCGCCGTACCTCCAGGACTTTGCGGTTGCTTCAGAACATTCAAATAATTTTCCTGCTCCAGCGTTGCCTATATAGGCTATATAATCTGATAAAGATATACGTTTCACTTCTCTCTCCTTGTAATCTGGCTCTAGTTTGTTAGCATATAAAGGTTCAAGTCCTTTATCAGCTAATTGCCTTTGCCTGTATAAATAGTTAACTAACCATTGTTTTTTGTTTGCTTTCTTGACTTCGCTCATAGTTGCTTTTTGTAATAAATTTATTTTCAACTAAAAGTATACAGACGAAAATTTGTTCTGTATACTAATATTTTATCTTTAGGAGAAAGTAAAATGAGCGATATTATAAGTCGTATAAAAAGTCCCAGTGATTTAGTCGAATTGCAGGGCGCTAAACTTTTGGTTTATGGTGTTTCAGGAGTTGGTAAAACATCTCTTTGTCAGACTGTTCCAGGAAAAACTCTTGTTGTTAGTATGGAAGCTGGACTTCTATCTATTAAGGACGCTACTAATGTGACTGCTATTGAAGTCAAAGAAGCTGCTGAGATAGAAGAGATTGCACAGCTACTAGAAAGCGGCACGTTAGACTACGATACTGTTTGTTTAGACAGCGTGACAGAAATGTCAGAGATTGTTTTAGCAAATGAGTTAAAGAAAAGTAAAGACCCTAGAAAAGCGTACGGAGAAGTTATTCAGATAATGACTAAAACTATGCGTAGATTTAGAGACTTACCTATTCATGTTGTGTTTATTGCTAAACAGCAAGAAGTACGAGATGACGCAACAGGTTCGTTGCACTATCAGCCAATGATGGTTGGTACTAAACTGCCTACACAAATTCCTTATTTCTTTGATGAAGTCTTATGTTTAAGAACATTTGATGTTGAAGATGATAAGGGAAAGAAGTCAACCGAACGTTGGTTGCAAACAAATCTTGGCGCTAATTATATCGCTAAGGACAGGAGTGGAAAGTTAGATACCCTTGAGGAACCTAACTTGACGCATATTATTAACAAGTTAGGATTTAAAGGAGAAGCTAATGTCTGACTTTGATGGAATTGATTTTACAAACGTAGAATCTGAGCGAGAGGAATCATCCTCTTTTATACCGAAAGGTGATTATAATTGTATTATTAGTGAATGCGTACCACACGTATCTGCTTCTGGTAACAAGAGCATCAAGCTAGTAGTTAAGGTTCATAACGAACCTAAATTTAATGGTTGGATGATTAGAAAATACTTTAGTCTTTGGTACACGAATGACGACAGCGAGAAACAAGAGTTGGTTAGAGGCTATGCAGCTTCAGACTTTAAACGTTTGTTAAATGCTTGTGGTCTTCAAACACCACCAGAAGATGCGAATAAGTTAGAGGGTAAAGTAATGGTCTGTACTATTTCTGAAAAAGATAATAGTGAGAACGAGAACCCTGCATATAGAGAGACATCTAACGAAGTTGTGGCGTTTAGAACTCCTAAAGGTGATGGCATAGCTCCTCTGAAGAAAGCTGATGTACCACCAAGCATGGCCCAAGAAGATAGCGGAGAATCTTCTAAGCCGTCTTTATAGAATAATAGGCTCCGCTAGGGGTCTTCAGGGTGAAATGTACTCCATAAAAATACACCTCACATCCCAACCTAGCACCTTTTAGGAGATATTATGAATTGTTGGTCTTGTAAAGAAAAACTTATCTGGGGCGGCGATCATGCAGGAGAAGATTATGACAATGAGGATTATGAAATTGTAACTAATCTATCTTGTCCCAAATGTGATGCCTTAGTAATGGTATATCATCAACCAGTAGAAAAGAAATGAAACCACAGTCAGCAAAACAAAAAGGTCGTAAACTCCAACAATGGGTTAGAGACAAACTTATAGAATTATTAGACATACACCCAGAGAATGTTAAATCAACATCTATGGGAGCTGGTGGAGAAGATGTTATTCTCTCTAAAGAAGCGAGAGATGCTTTTCCTTACTCTATTGAGTGTAAGAACCAGGAAGCTTTAAATATATGGAAGGCTTATGATCAAGCATCTGCAAACTGCGGAGTGCATCAACCTTTAGTTATTATTAAAAGGAATAGGTCTAAGACTCTAGCTGTTGTAGAGGCCGAGTATTTTATTAATCTTCATAAAGACTAATTAGTTTATCTAGATACCATTGGGCTTTCTTTAAGCCGATCAGCGCATCCTTCTTTTCGTATCTCCAGATATACTTCTGAACATTACCCTTACAGTAACCCGCAAAAGCTTCTGGAGTCATACTGGCTTCTATTGCATCAATACATTCTATGTCGCCATCTTTATAATGATTTGGATTTACTGGGTCATTCATGTCTTGTCCTTGTACTCTTCTCGTAGTTCTGGAAACTCAGATAGGTAGCGAGTCAGTATATGTTTGTTCTCTCCATTCTCTAACAGCAGGGTTAGCATATCTCTGAGGGCCATCATATTATCTAGATC